CTATGATGGCCTGGGAGTCCCAAGATGTTGCTTCAATTCTAAAGGAATTGAAAGGAGCTACTTGGTTTAAACATATTATTAGTGCCATGTTCGATCTTTTTTCTTATATTTTTGATGTAGATATAATTGGTTCTCCTGGTTTAGGCTGGGCCTTCGAAGAAGAAGCTGAAGATCTTGAAGCTAATTTATTAGTTAAAGGTTTCAGTGTTGCAGAGGAATTCTTTTCAACTCTCAAATCGGGGATTGGTAAAACTTTCTTCGTTTTGTGGGAGCAAAAGGAACGTATTGCCCTCATTACGGCAATTACAACCTGTGTAGCATATCTTTCTAGAAAACTCATGACCGTTTCCACTAAAACTCTTTCTCGTTTTGCTGTTTTATGTGTTGGTATCCTTTTTGCTTTGGTTGTTTTTAGATATAATAGTACAAAAAATCTTAAAAAGAAATCAAAGCAAGAAAGTGGACCTGATTATGACGACATGTTTCCACAAGCTAAATCTCAGCACATTGGTTTAGATAGGGCTGATATTTTAGCTATGGAATATGAAAATGCTCGTGATCAAAAAATGCATAAACAAGGTGAAGAAAAAGAAAACATTGGTGGTAATAAGAAAATGCGTCGTGAGGAACGAACCAAAAATACCTATGATCAATCTTCAAATGATTACTCAACGTTTATAATTCAGAAACCTACTCAATTAACGAATCAAATTGATGAGCAGTCTCGTCAACTTCGTTCGATTAATCAAAAATTAATTGCTGAACAAGATCCTAGTAAACAACTTGCTCTTGCTAAACAATTGGTTTCATCTGCCCAAGATCTTGCCAAAACAAATGATCAAGTTACTGATTGGTGGAATGCTGAAATGAAAAAGGGTGTTTGGTCAGATCAACCTGTCGATCGTTACACTAAGAATGAAGCTTCTTGGTGTGATGACGAACCAACTAGACGTGCTGTTGCTGGAATTGCAGGTGTGTCTACTGGACTTCTATTGGCTAAGTCTTTGATTTCGCTTGATAGAAAGTATGGTGGTCTCAAAAACGCTACTTTGAAAATTGGCCAACAACCAGTTCAATTTGTTCGTGAAATGGCTTATGATTTAACTCATAAGAAAAAACAAGATCAAGAGGATGATGAAATCCCATTGGAAAATAAGAATTTGATGACTAAGAAACCTGATGAACTTCTATTAGAAGATGATGGAAGTGGCGTTAAGTTTCCACATGCATCAACAGGTGTTACTAGTGGTGTTGTCAACAATAATACTGAGTTAAAGGAATCTGATGATATGGATGAAGAGTGTCTTTTCTCTGCTTTCTCTGGATTTGCTGGTTTTGAAGTTCCGAAAGAAACTCCAAAGTCAAAACCTGGAAAAAGTGAAACTTCTCCCGTTAAACAAAAACCTGTGGATCGACCAAGTCTCGTTGATGATAATAAACGTTTAACAACTGATATTGAAAAATTGGTTGGAAAAAGAGTTTATATTGATGTTCCAAAAGGAATAACAAATGTTCAACAACGTAGGATGTATGTAAACAAAACTTTACGATCAATCTTAAATGATATTAAATCTAATAAAAAAGTTCCTTTGAAATATGAGGCTGAAACTGATGATATGAATTGTGCATGCGGTTCATTCCGTTTTCTGGATGGAAAGAAAAATGGGCAAAAAGAAGCTACCATTGAATCTAATCCAACAGTAAAGCAATCACATATTGTTAATAATGCTCATATTCAAAAGGATGGTATCAATTATAAAGGTTGTTTTCGTATTGGTTCTGTTTTATATACTACTGCTCATCCAAAGGTTGATGAAGAAATGTATGAAGTTCATTCCTATCAAGGCAATAATCATTCTGGTTCTGGTACTAGTAATGTTGAACGTACCCTACCAAAACTTGATGTCCA